CAAAAGGGAAAGATGGCGGCGTTGATATTATTGCCTATTCCGACCCGTTGGGCGCAAACAAGCCGATCCTCAAAGTCCAGGTTAAACATTTTGACTCCGGCAACCCCGTGCCGGTTGACATTATTCATAAAGTTATCGGTGTGGCGAAAGGCGATACACCGCTCGTGGTCACATCCGGTCGTTTTACCGAAAGTGCGAGAGCAGACGCAAGGCAGAATAATGTGCGCCTCATAGATGGTGTGGAGTTCGTTGAGCTGTGGATAGAGTACTACCAAAGCATGAGCGAAGACGATCGGCTGTTAATGCCAATCGAACCTGTGTATTTTGTCAAACGTTCGGAATAGGTGGTTCTTTTTTGCAAATCTTGCGCTCCTGCAACGAACTATCCGGGATTGATAAGATACTTGCACCAACAATAGAACGCAAGCGAGAACCAAGAAAATCACACTTACAGAAACACAAAAAGCGGTCGCACGGGAAAATACCGTGAAACCGCTTTTGTTATGATGCTTTCGTCTGTGTGCCGCTATTCAATCAGAATGTTAGGAATCTTTTCAACTGCAGCCCGTTTGTTCTTGTCAAGCACCTTTGCATAAATCTGCGTAGTACTGATATTCTTATGACCGAGTAATTTCGACGTTGTGTAAATATCAGTACCTAAATCCAACATCATTGTGGCGAACGTGTGCCTGCCGCAATGAAACGAAATGTCCTTTTGTATGCCAGCGCGCGCAACCCACACGCGGATCGTATTGTTTGTGCATGACGGAGAGTGTATGCCAAGGAACACGTGGTCTTCCGGCTTCCCTCGCTCACCCATTAAAGAGACGGCCTGTTCTGAAATATCAAGATACTCGAGACCTCCTGTTTTTTGCTGCTTGAAGATGATTCTGGTATAGTCTCCGTGTTGATACACCTCTCCCCATGTAAGATTGATGATGTCGCTACGCCGCAGGCCTGTCAAGCATGAGAACAGGAAAGCTGCCTTGATTTGCGGGTAATCGCATTCCGTCTCGGCCAACTTTTTAACCTCATCTATAGTCAAATACATTCGCGTCCCCTCCTCCGCCTTAAACCCGTCTATTCCGCGTAACGGGTTGACCATGATAATACGCTCCTCGAAAGCCTTATTGATACAAGCCCGCAGTTTGTTAAAATAACTGACTTTACTATTGCGCGACAATTGTGTTTCCTTTTTTCTCTTTCGGGTATCATGCTGCCAGGCAATAGCATCGTTCTCGAGGTAGTCCTTGAACCCCTGCACCCAATCAGGCGTAATCTCCGCGAACGTTATGTCCTCGCGCGGCTCGTATTTCTTCAGATGATGAAGACACGAGTACCAATTGCCCCAGTTCCCACGGTTTTCCGCGCCACGACGCTTGCTACACATGTTGCGGTAGTAGTCGAAAAAGCGCGTTTGCATAGCGAATTGTTGCTCAAACCCGAACCTGCCGTTTTTCAACGCCACGATACGCTTGGCTTTAATCGCCTCTGCAAGACGCATGGTCTCTATGTTTTTCTCCCTGTCCTGCTTGGTCTTTTCCGGCACAAGGTACAATTTCAGCCACTCGTACGATCGCTTGCCATTAGTGTAAATGTCAAGATACAACGACACCGTGCCGGATGTGTTCGGTCGCTTACGTAGTTTAATCGGCTCTTTATTGACGCTCATAGCACAATTTTGTTGTGATTTTGTTACTCAAATCAAATCAAGTCACAAAATTACAACAAATTTTTGAAACCACAATACAACCAGAGTAAAATAATAACAAATGAAAATCGTTTCCAAATAAGCGTAAAATGATTGTTTGTTTTACATCGGCTTACTTTGTGTGTATTTAGCCTTACTTTCCAAAAACAGCCTTACTTTCCGATGCAAAAACTCAGTCTTGTATTATAACACCATGAGTATCAGTTGTTTGTGGCTTGCGCCGATGCTTGTTAGTAACAAAATAACACCAAAAACAGGCAAAACCGTATCAAACGAAATAAAATTGCACCGTTCTCGGTGTTATCCGAAAAACGGTGCAAAGTTACTAATTATTTTGCACATGTGCAAATTATTGTGTCATTTTGCTTCGTTGAAACGTGTTTTTTCTGCGTTTTACTTCATTTTGTTGTCCGTCAATGACAATTTGCGTACCCTTTCATTGACATTAAAACTTGAATTTCGCCCACACCTTCAACGCCCAGGCTGCGATTTTCGTCCAATTCTTGTATATGACGAAAGCGATGGCGAGCAATAGGACAACGAGCAACGTCCAAAAGCCTTTTGCGCAATTCTTGTAGTAGTCCGGGACGTATCGAACAGGCACTTGTTCTTTCTGTTCGTACTCCTCTAAATACGCGATGCGCTCGCGCAACCCGCGCACGATAACCTCGAAACTATCCTCCTTGCAGTCAATATCAATCAATAGAGGGGTGTTTCTCGGTTGGCTGTTAGGTTTTATAGCCGGAGGAGCGTTCTTCGTCGATAACGCACGGGACATGCTGTCCAACTGGTTTTGCGCTCCACGCAGCAGGACTTCAAGCCGGAGCCGTTTGCCCTGTTCCGTCATAAAGTTGGCGAGATACACGTTGCCGAGAGAGTCGCAGCGGAGCAACAATGCGGCGTTCGCGCTATCACCTACAACCGAAACCGCGCTGTCGTATCGCTCCGAAACGAGCGAAGTCTGCTGGCTGACGCTGGAGTTCAACTGTTGCGGCTTGCACGACGGGATTGCAAAAACGAACGCGAGTATGCACAAGACCAATAAAGCGAGTCCAATGCCACGAACGATGAACCACTTACCTGTGCAAATCATCCTTGCGCGCCATTCTTCCATACGATTGAAATGATCGGTTAACATAGCGGCCACTTATTTAATGTTCAACTCTTCGCAGTCGGCATCAATTTGTGCCTTGATAGCAGCACGCTCCTCGAGGAACGTCTTGTAGTTGGCGATTTTCGCCTTGGCTTCATCCGATGTTTTAGCACCGTACAAGCCCAACTGTGCAGCGTTATACTCGTTGATGAGTTTCTGCTCGTGGTCTTTGTCCCACTTCGAGCCGATGACAACCTCGGTTATCTTGTTGCTCGAGATAGGAGGCCAAACGGTCACCTCTTCGCATTGCCATTGCTTACGCGGCTCCGCAGCTTCCTCCTGGGATGCGTTAGCAGGAGCGACCACTTCTTCAATGTTGAAACGGTACAGAAACGCGCCGTTTCCTACTGCCTCCAGTACGGAGGGCTTCATGTCGTAGAATACCATAATACGTAGGATTTTTAATGATTGTTTTTAGTAAGTGTTTGCTATCACTGTGCTTCACCCATCCTATCCACGGAGCAATAGCCATCTTGTATGCCTTATACGGCACGGCTGGCTGTTTCCCGTTAAGGCGGGCACACGCCTTGCACAGATTGTGTTTGATACTCTTCCGCAAGAATTTTTGCTCTCTATAGAACTTGTAGCCCACATAGTCAAGTGCGCGGCCATTCCGATCGTAACGGTTATTGGCTATCGGGAATATCTGCCAATTGCCTTTGATAGTGAGTTGCAGTTCCTCCTTGAAATACCTCTCAATTAAAGGGAACGCCTCGTGCAGTTTTTCTTTGCTATCAGAAAAGAACACGATGTCGTCTGCATACTCAACACAGTCCAATTTCAGCACCTCAATCACGTAGTGCATGAAATACGCCAGGCATAGGTTGGCAAGATATTGCGAAAGATAGTTGCCGATAGGAAGACCAGGCGCACTATCTATAATTCCGTCCAACAGCCAAAGCAGATCGCTGTCCTTGATTTTCCGCCGTACAATCTGCTTCAAGACAGAATGAACTATACTCGGATAGAACTTTTTGATGTCTATTTTCAAGCAGTATAGCGGCCTGCCCTCGTACTTGGCGATGATGCGTTCTACCCGACGCGCGCAGCCCTCTATGCCTCTATTCTTTACGCAAGAGTATGTGTTGTAAGTGAATACCGACACCCATATCGGCTCCAGCACGTTCATAATAGCGTGGTGTACGATACGGTCTGGGTAATATGGTAAACGGAATATGATGCGCTCTTTCGGCTCGTAAATAGTGAACACCTCATATTCTGATGTCTTAAATGTTTTGTCGCGCAAAGCCTCGTGAAGAGCCTGCAGGTTGGCTTCCCGGTTTTGGTCGAAATGACGTACGCCATACGACTTTGTTTTGCCCTTACGGGCTTTTTCGTCAGCCAACCGCAGGTTCTCTACGGAGATTATTTGTTCGTATAAGTTACCTATACGTTTCATTTTCTTTGCTTACTTATTCGGAACATTCGATAGCCGTTTTACTATCTACCAGCACCTTTCTGATTTCTGAAATTTTTTGCCAAGTGGCAAGGTTGTCGTCCAGCCTCCGCATTTGTAGTTGTTTTGTAAGCATAGGTGAGAGCCGATGTTCGTGTTCGTATTCGAGGGGGTGTTATTCGAGTTCGCATAGACGAAGCCTGCATTCGCGTCGTTATTCGCATTACCGCTGAATAGGACACCACTTTGAACGACCAACCTTGTGATATTCACTCAAAATAGTACCTGTTTCCGTCTGCTCTCAAAGTCACCATACGAGGGAACTTATTGAGTTCGCGGATTTTTTGCAGGACATAGAGAATGTCGGCAGAACCCGTGAAGAATTTTTGAGCATCACTTTCCGGGCTGTCTTTCTTCGGACGTATCTGAACAAGCGTCTGCCCTTTCGTACCTTTACTCTTGCTGAACCGCGTAGGCACGTCTTCGATAAAGTCGTGAACCCAAAACGTGGTATTGACAATTTTTGACTGCTTAACCTCATCCCCTCTTAGGGAACGGCTATTTTGGTCTCTCGGTATGTTGAGGAACGCAAGACTGCCATCGTCTTCAACATCAATTGTGGTTTTTACATTCTCGTTGTCCATATTTTCATACTATTGATTGTTACTTTATAAATCCACGCCGCCGCGCATGGGATTATGCCGCAGGACGGGCGGCGTGGACGTGTTTAGGCTGCTTACGCAGCAGGAATAAAGCAAAGGCGAGAGCCGAAGGTCGCGTTCGCATCCGAGGGGGCGTTATACGAGCGCGCATAGACGAAGCCCGCATTCGCGCCGTCAAACGCAGCACCGCTGAATAGGACACCACGCAAAGCGGTGGATGTCGGAATACTCGTATAGTGGTAGTCGCAGAAATAGGTCGAAGAACCGCCTCCTACCTCTTCCGGAATGATTTCGCCACCCTCTCCGAAGATGGCTTTCTTCATGTAACCACTATCGCGAGCCTCATATCCAACGAGCGAGTAACCGTTATAGTTGCTGTCGTTGAATTTCGCCGGATCGCTGCATACGAATACCTCAGACAGGCCGTTTCCGCCATTCTCAACCGTAGGATTGATTCGCACGTTGATGCCGTCAGTCCATTGCCAAATGTGTCCGAACGGATTCTCAACGCCACGATAACGAGGAACATCGCTCGTCACGGTAATTCCGTCTCCGTTGCTTGCGGTGTAACTTACGACGCCGGACTTGTTGCCCAAACTATCGGTGTGACCGCAAGGCACAAACGGATAATAACCGTTGAAATCATTCCAGTTCGAACTGCTCCAATTGGTAACGCCTGCGCCAAGACCTCCTTGGTGGTATCCCTCGTTGGTCAGTTCGCCGTTGTAGGTTGCTTGCGAGTTGAGCGTAGCATACTCAACAACGAACAGCCAATACAGGGCTTTCTGCATATCGTACGTCATACAGTTCCATTCGGTAGAGCCGGACTTACGATTGCGGGCGTAGTTACGGAAATTGGTGCGGCTGATGTTGACAGCTGGACGTCCGAGGAACGAACGATACGTTCCGTCGTATGCGCTGTTGTTTCCGCCTCCACGGTAATCGGCATCAGCGTTGACTACGGACGCAAGTTTGTTCGTGCTGCGCTGTACGGTTGCCTGATAAGCAGACACGTACATCTTGGGCACTTTGTGATAGCCTGTCAACGGCACTTCCGAGATACGCACTCTGCGCTTGTTGCCGATAGTCTCGAACTTGCGGTAGTGCTTCGGTATCTCAACCATTACCTGGCCGCGAGAACCGTCACGAACAGCAGACGTCCAATCGTCATCCGGCAAGTACTCAACCACTTCGCCGTTGTCCGAAAGCAGACAGCCTCTCATCTTGGAATGAACAGGCAGCGTGCGGTGTAGTGTCGTACTACCGATGCGGGTGCAGGCAGGCGAGGAAACGGAAACGTCGAACTCAACGCCGTAACTTACGTCATCCTCAATATACGGATAGAACGTCTCGTTCGCCTCTTTCAGTTCCGCTACGTCAGACTGAATGCCGCTTATCTTGCCGTCAATAGTATCAACGCGCGGCAACAGGTTCGCGATGGCATCAGGATAGCCCGTCGCGTACTGCGTGGTAACGTAGCCCTCTCCTACAACCTCCAGCAGCATTTCGAGACCCCAATCTTCAACAGCATAGTCATCAAGCGAAGCCGTGCCGGTGACTGCCATTGCAAGAACGAAGTAAACGTAATCTGTCGTTGCTGTTGCGTTGTTGTCGGTGTAACTTACCGTCGTGCCGTTCACAGTCAAGCCAAGCGCGCCACACTCTGCCGGAGCGTCTTTCTTCATTGTCGCGATAGTAGCAGTATGTGTGTAGGTCTGCTGTGCTCCCTCTTCAACCTCGTTCTCAACGGTAGTCCAGGACGGACGCACGCGATCGCATTGACGAGTCCACTTGACAGACGAACCCTCTCGCTCGATGCTATCATAGTATTCGCCCACTTTCAGCAACAGGTCGTAGTCGTGAACGCTGTGGATGATAGAGGCCAACGTTACGGAACTACCAGCGTCTGCAGCAGAATCGTAAGCAATGTACTCATCATAACGGCCAGACCAACCAATATGCAGGCAGTAGTTGGCGAGCACGTCGATGTTGAACACCATGTAACCCATTTGAGAGCAAGTGTAGAAACGGTGATTGTGGCTGTCCGTGTACGAACATGCAGAACCGGGATTTTCTGCAGTTGGAACACCGTTAGCCAACGGCTTGAAGTAAACCGTCCTCTGCACGTTTTCGTGGTTGGAGTTCGTGATGAGAATACCGTTAGGCTGCTCTGCTGATTCGTACGATCCGAACGGCAATGCAGGCACAAGTATGTAGTACAAGTTTGTGCCCGTAATGTGCGTTGCATAGCGGAGCAAGTTGAAGCCTGTTGCCTTCAGGTATCTTGCAAAGAACTGCTGCGTCTTCGGAATGATACTCATAATCTTGACGGCAGACGAACTGTCGATAGACAGGTCTCCAGCGGTCGTGCGCACGATATCGCTCCAAGTATCAGACTTGGGTATTCGGCTTCGACTCTCCCAGCCCTCGATGTTTCCAGCCAGTTTGGGAACAATCGTTCCGTTGTCGAGACTTGAAATCAAAGCAGATACGAGACCCTCAGCGTACGACTTTGCCGCCGACAGGATTTCATCAGCATACGCTTTCGCAGATACAAGCAGGCTGTCAGCATACGCTTTCGCAGCAACCAATGCAGCCGCAATAGCAGAGAAGATGCCTCCCGACTTCACCATTTTGTTGCTGTTTTCGGTGGGCGTATTGTCATACTGCAGAGTGTCCTGTTTCTGCGCCGCCAATGCTTGACGAGCAGCTACTTCATCGGCCAGCGCAGTCTGCAGCCCCGTCACGTCCGTTATGGCGTGGGTGTGGTTTGTGTTAGCCTTACCAGCCAAATCAGTCGTGTGCGTTGAGGAACTAACCTTGGAGGAAAGAGCCGTGCTCATTCGAGTCCAGAGGTCATCAATGGCCGCTTGCAAGTGCGACCAAAATACAAAAGATGTGTTTTGTGCCATAATTTATGTCCTCCTTAATTGTTTATGGAAGTGGATAATCTGCGGCCTTGTCTGCAATGTACTTATGCACGTCTGCGATGGTCAACGCATCATCACCCTCATCCGGGTCGAAGTCCGTATTGAGGTCGATAGCCGTTTCCGTCTTATTTGCCGCACCAGCAGACGATTGCAAGCAGAATGCAAAGTCGGCCTTGTAGTAGAGCATTTTGCTCTTGTCAGTCTTGTAAATCTCCAAGCAGTACGCTCCCGGAGACAGGTTCGCTGTCGCGGAAGCTGCTACGGTAATCGTGAGCATATTGAACGCTTTGTCCGTTCCGCTTCTGTTCAGCGAATAGCCAACCTCTGCGGAGTTGGCGCACGCTATGAACTCTGTAGATGGACTGCGCAGGACAATATACAAGGTCGTTTCCTCGGAGATTGCTTGACCGATTTCGTCTGCCACCTTGAACGTGGCGGCAAACCCAATACCTTGATGTATTTTTTCCATACTCAATGATTGTTAAATTGTTGAACTTTAGTTTTGAATCTCAATCTCGATGCGCTCACCGTTGCGGTACGCCTCATCAAGAATTTTCCACAGCCGTCGGAATGTCTTTTGGCTGTTCACAAGACGGCCTTTCACCTTATTCTCTCCGACAAGTATGCAGCCCAACGAGTCGTCTGCGGTATTTCCCGGATGAATTAAGATGCCCTTGAAATTGGGAACACCGAGCAGGCATGGCATACGGCCGTCGCACCATTTGTAGGTCGGTTTCTTTGAATACTTGGGGCTGATGATGTTCATCGACACCTCGTATGTTCCGGCCGGAATGGCAGTCTTGCCGTACACTTTCTCCGTCTTTGTGAGGTCGCGTACCGTATCTTCAAGCGTATTGCAGAAGAACTCCCCACGAACGGAGAGACGCCCGATCGTGTATTCGGACTTTTGCCAATTACGTGTCAATAGTAGTTTCAACATACTCTTACACTTTTTGGATGTCCTGTAGTTTAGTCAGGGCTTCAAGGAACTCTCCAGTCTTTTGTGCCCCAAGAATTTCGACAGTGCGGCTGACCAGCTGTTGAATATCATCCAACTTGCCCTCCTCCTTGCTGCGCCCTTTCTTGGTGTTTTCTGTCACAGATAGTGCTTCCGTTCCCGTAATTGCCAAGACGCCTATCACCGACAGCAACGGCACGGAGAAAAGCGAAATCCATGGCGAAAGAGCCGAAAGCCCAACGTCCAATAACAGAAGAACCAAGAGCAAGGCGAAGTACTGCAGGTCTTTCTGCAAAGTCTTGCGAATGCCCCAAGATGTCGTTTTCTTCACGCCCATTCTGCGGCTGGCCGCTATACCACTAATCAAATCAATGATACTCGCGGCAATCACCACAATCCACAGGAACATGACAACGCCAATCTTGACCATAAAGGCATTTATGTCTCCCTCCATAAGCGAGGGAATGAATAATAGCAGGTTCATTGTTTCCTTTGTTTTTTTGTTAAACAATATGTTAATTTGCGTACCCTTTTTTATGAAATTTTCACATAGTTTCCTGAT